CCCATTCCAGAACTTAAACCATTTGCATAACTACCAACACCATCTACTATAGCATCTTCTCCCATATTGCTTGAAGTTCCATTGTTACTACCTTTTTCATCTAAAACAGTCCAGTTAGTATTAAAAGAACTATTAGAACCTAACTGCCACCAGCTTACTAAGTTTGAATAGGCACTATGGTTGTTTAGGTTAGATGGTACGCCTTCGTTATAAATTTCTGATACTTGTGCAGATGTTAAAGCTGTGTTCCAGATTGAGCAGTTAGAAATAGAACCACCAAATTCATAATATCCTGAAGTATGAGCTTCACCTAAAATTATATCTGCGTTTTTATTTGCTATTGAAGATGGAATACTTGTAGAGTTTGTATTGTTTAAACTACCATCAATATATATTTTTACTGAATTTCCAGCTTCATAAACAGCAGTTAAATGATGCCATTTTCCATCATCTACTCTTATATTACTTTCTACATTAAAAGCATTATTATTTGGGTCAAAAAGATAAAACATTACAAAATTACTTGTAGGAGCTCTACTGCTTTTTAACCCCCAGCATCTTGTCGTTGAAAAAGCATCTTTAGAAATAACAGTTGCGTGGTCTGTTGCTGGTGTTTGATTTATCCAAACAGATACACTAAAAGAGCTTGTTATTTGTAAATTAGTAGGGTTTCCAAAATTTATTCTATCTGTTCCAGCAGCATCAAAATTTAAAGCATAAGGAGAGTAACCACTTGTAAAACTTAAATCACTTTGTACTAAATTGGCTTGTGTCATTCCTGAGCTTGTGCCATCGTTAGAGTTAGAACTTGAGTCTTCAATCGTCCAGTTAGTACCATCATAAGTAGCAGAAGCATCTAATTTCCACCAGCCTTGTAAAGAAGTAAATCCACTCATTGAAGTAAGTGGAGAACCATTATTGTAAAGAGTTTCTACTGAGTTAGAACCTGTTGCTGGTAGTGCTGTGTTGAATACTTGAACATTTGAAATTTTACCGTTAAATTCATCATAAGGTATTCCCCCACCTGAAGTCATACCAGAACCTATTAAAAAATCTAATGATGAACTATTTAAAGAAGTAGCTGCATCAGAGTAACTTCCAGCTTCACCATTTACATATACTTTTACATAACTACCATCCCAAATCCCAACAACATTGTACCAATTGCCAGTAGTCAAAGTGAATGAATTTGAAGAAGTCCATTTAGCTGTTTTAAAAACATTCGATGAATCTATAATAAAAAACCATAATTCATTAGAAACTACATTCCATAACATCCACATAGAAGAGACATTATTTGTGTTGTCTTGGTATTGACTAAAAACAGATTGTCTTCCTGTTGTGCTATCAAAATTTATCCAAGCAGAAGCGGTTAAAGCAGAATAATTACTTGGATTAACACTTGTTGTTATATAACTTGTACTACCATCAAAATCAAAAACATAATCTTTCAAAGAACTATTAGGCACTAAATAATTAGAACCATTAAAAGCATCTTGGTCTCCTAAAGGATAGTAAGCAACTGGCTTTGGAGATAAACTCATTGGGTTACCTATACCAGTAGAGCTTGAACCATAAAGAGTTGTTATTTGGCTTGCAGAAAGAGCGTAATTATAAATGGATACAGCGTCTATTTTGCCCTCAAATTTAGCTCCCCCCGCTTGAGAGCCACCAATCCAAAAATTTGCAGTTCCATTATACGGAGATGAAACACCATTAGAACTTGAGTTGTCTAAAATTCCATTTATATAAATTTTTAAATTTGTGCCATCATTAATTAAAATAATATTATTCCAATTTCCATTATTTGTCGCAGTATTAGCTGTTATTTCATTTGAAGCATTATAACTACCTGAACTTGTAACCCAAAATCTAATTTTACCATCTGTAAGTTGATACATTCCAAAAGTAGCTTGACCTGTTTGGTTTTGAGATATTATGTTAATGCCATTTCCTGAGGTTGTATAATTTCCCCAAAAACTTAAAGAAAAAGCTCTTGTTAAATTTAAATGCCCTACTTCAACATAACTACTCCCATCAAAGTCCATAGAATAGTTACTCTGCTTGTTAACATTACTTTCCGAGCCATTCCAAGCATTAGGAAGTCTCCATTGTCTATTTGTAAATTCTGTACTCATATTAATCTCCCATTCTATTCCAGTACTTTAGGTTTGAACCTGATACTGTGGTTAAGTCTTTAGTTAAATTAGTTGATGTTGCGTTATATATCTCCGATACTTGTGTAGATGTTAAAGCTGTATCCCAAATTGCAACCTCGTCAAGTTTGCCAGAAGCATAGTAATTAGTTCCATTAAATTCAGCTTTCATTAGTGTTGCTTGTGGCAGATTTGTTAAAGTTCCATGAAAACCACCACCAGTAGCTAAAGTTTCAGAACTACCATTAATATACATTGATGTAATTGCAGTAGAACTTTTTATTACTACTATATGATGCCAAGAACTTTTACTTATTGTTTGAGTACTTGTTCTATTTGTAGTGCCGCCATTTGATACAACTGCTTGGATTTTATCAGACCATAATGAGATAGAAATATAATCACTTGTTGCTCCACTTGGTGCTATTGTAATAATTCCACCTTCATTAGAAGGAGAAGTAGATTCTCTATATAACCAAAAAGAAAAAGTTGCATCACCAGAAATATTTATATTATCACCAAAATCTATATAGTCATTGTTCCCATCAAAGCTCATACTGTAATTATTAGCAATACCAGCCACAGCTATTTCTACAGTTTGAGTAGATGTATTTGGACAAACACTTGAACCACTTGAAGTGGTATCATAAGTAATTGTATGACTTGCAACAGTAGAAGCACTTAAATCTATTTCACCAGTAGTTGAGTTAATTACTAATCCAGTAGTTCCGCTAAATGTTCCGCCAGTTAAACCAGTAATAGTTGGTGTTGGGTCTGCATCTGTTGGTGCGTAACTACTTGCAGAATAACTAAATGCAGCGTTGTCTAAAGCAGTTTCAGTTACTGTTACACTCGAAGAAGTAGTAGAACAACCATTGCTATCTGTACCAGTAACAGTATAACTTCCAGCGGTTGCAGTTATGCTTTGTGTAGTTTCACCACTTGACCATAAATAACTACTTAATCCAGCAGTAGCAGTTAACGTAGTATTAGAACCAGCACAGTAAGAAAGTGTTCCACTAATAGCTACAGTAGGAGCAGCATTAATAGTTAAAGTTTGAATAGAACTATTTGGACAACTTCCACTTGTTACAAAACCAATAACATAAGTTCCAGCAGTACTTGCATCTAAATCAACTTCACCAGTAGAAGTGTTAATATTTAAACCAGTAGATGAGCTAAATGTTCCTGAAGCACTCTTAGAAGGTGTTGGGTCTGAAACATTATTACAGTAAGCACTTGAACTAAAATTAAATGTTGCATTATCTAAAGCAGTTATAGTTATTGAATTAGTTACTGTTATTGGACAACTTCCATTAGTAGTATATATTACACTATAAGTTCCAGCAGTAGAAGCGTTTTTATTAATAACACCATTTGCATCAATACTCAATCCAGATGGACTATTAAATGTTCCAGATTGACCAGTGATAGTAGGAGTAGTGGTTAGTGAATAAGTTCCATGATAAACTACTATTCCAGCGTTTGGCATATAGTAAGTAACCCCACCTAATACGTGGCTGTGTGAAGTACCATCTGAACTAACTGCATTAGAAGCAGATTCAGTAGAATATAATGGATAATAACCATCTACAGCAGTAGCACCAGTAGGCACTTGACAATAAGCACTTGAATCATAAACAACCGTAGCAACATCTAAAGGTAATTCTGTTACTGCAGAAGCAGCAGAAGTAGCACTACATCCATTAGAATCAGTTCCAGTTACTGTATAACTACCAGAAGTTACATTTATAGCTTGTGTAGTTGCTCCAGTACTCCATAAATAAGAAGATAAACCAGCAGTTGCAGTTAGTGTTGTTGTACTACCAGCACAATAAGTTAAAGTACCAGTAATTTCTACAGTTGGTAAAGCATTAACAGTAATTGTAGTTCCACCAGAACTTACACAACCATTAGAATCTGTTCCTGTTGCAGTAAATAAAGTTGTTGTTGTTGGTGATACTGTTCTTGGATTATCTGTATTACCATCATTCCATACATAAGTAGAAGCACCACTTGCGGTTAATATTGTGCTTTCACCATTACAAATAGTACCAGCAGAAGTATTTACAATAACAGTTGGTAAAGCATTAATACTTAAGTTAAATGTAGCAGTTGCTGCATCTGTATCTGTATATGTAATTACATAACTTCCAGCAGTAGAAGCAGAAATATCAACTTCACCAGTTGATGTACTAATAAACACTAAACCAGTTGTAGAGCTAAATGTACCAGCACCAGCATTATTTTGAACTGTTGGTGTAGGGTCGCTTGCATCAGCACAAAAAGCACTTGCAGAATAAGTTATTGAAACAACAGGTTGTCCACCAGCAATATTAGTATCACCACTTGGCGAACTATCATAAACAGCACCAAAGTTATTGGTAGAATTAGCTTTTGCTTTTCCCCAATCGTTGCTGTTGTTAACACCACCTTGTCCCCATTCTATGTTATTATCTGGCATAATATATTTTTAAAGTACCCAACCTCCAAAATCTGCAACATCATCTGGATACATATCTTCTTGAGAATTACTATAATACTCAGGTATTAATCCAGCTGCGTTATTTTGCATAAAATCTATAAATCTGTTCGTGTAAAACTGTGCTGTTGTTCTACTTCTTTCAACTAAGCTATCTACGTGTTCTTTTGTTAGTGCTGTGCTATTTTCAGGATTCTTAGTATATATACCACCGTTTGAAATATTAACACCAGCGTAAGGTAAGTATTCTACCATTGACCAATGTAGTAGCATTGGTTTTATATAATCGTTTAATAAAGCTAAGTAAGGATTTGCTAAAGTACCAGCAACTATTTCATTTTGTATTTTAACATATAATTCAGTACCTAAGTAATTCTGTATGTGTATATCTTGTGCTTGGTTAATATACGGTAATATTTTATCATTATCTATATTACCATTAGCAGCAGTAAATACTGAAATATCGTGTCTTGTTACAAATAATGCTTTACTCATTTTCCTTTATAATTTGGGTGATGTCCATTATTAGGCATATTTACTGGAGCTTTCTTTGCTTGTTTTCTACCTCTTGGTTTTGGTTCGTAACTCTTTGGTATAGTTTTACTTTTCTTGTAATCATCTAAATCATCACTACCAACTTCTTTTCCTTTTTTAATTTTGTATAAAATCTGTTGCCATTTGTGTCTGCAATAAACACCACCTTTAAATTTAAACAAATCGTATTTTTGGCCTTTGTGCATTGGTAATTTAGCAGCTTTAAAATTCATATCTCTGCTTGCTTTATCAATATCTTCTAACCTATAAACAATACCAGCTCCAGTTCTGCTCATCATCTCTTTGCAAAACTCTCTGCTTTCTCCACCTCTACTGCTACCTTTAGCATATTTGTATCTTACTTTATACATTGATTTATCTAAAGTAGAAAATCCATCTTCTTTACTATCTACAATATCACTTAATTGTATCATTGATTTAGCCCAATCCTCAACACTTTCATTTTCATCATCTAAATCTCTAATATCAACTATTTCAAACTCTTCAGTATCCATTTTAACGCCTTTAAGAGAATCTAAAGCATCTTTTAGTAGTTCATCACTATCTTTATTAGAAACACTCTTAGAAGCCATTATTTCAAGCTCTGTGCTTTCTTCTTCTTCCTTTATTCCAGTTTGTTCTTCAATGTTTTCTTCACCTTCAACATTCTCTAAATCCATAAACTCAAGTGGTTCAATAGTTTTAAAGTAAAGATTTAAACTAATATCATTAACTGCTAAAATTGCATCTAAGCTATCAATTAAAAGGTTTTGATATGGTTGTATTACTACGTTATTAAAAAGCCTTGACGCGTTCTCTATTTCATCAGCATTGCTTGAAAAACCATTAGCAGAAGATAAGCCTAATAATAATGGTGAAGTAACTCTGTGAGTTAACATAATTTTCTTAGAACATTCTGTGCTTAAATATTCATAGTGCTGAGGTGCATTATCAAGTGGTATATTTTCAACACTCGTTTTGCTTTCTGCATTATTATTGAATGCGACAATTACACGCTCACCGTAACTTCCTGTGAGCTTATTCATTACATCATTCTTAATAGCAAGTTGCTTCTCTCTATCTGGCACGCCATTGTTAAAGTTTACAACCTTTGTACCACTAAAGCCATTTTGAGTATCGTTAATTAAATAACAAGCAATTTCGTTTTCAAGTGTAGCATAAGCAGTATTATAATCTGCTGGCGAATAATAATAAAAACCAGTTACATATCTTTTAATAATAAATATTTCATTTTGTGCGCCACTACCAAAAACAGGAAACTTTTTTAGTTTTGTATTTCTATCAACTTTTGTCCAATCAGCAGAATAAAAATAGTTTTTTACTTCACCATTATCATTCATTTTTTCAGCTCTTAACGTTTCTCTTGGAAAGTGTGTTATTGCTGATATTTTATTACCATTGTAAGTTATTTGAAAAGCAGCTTCGCCTAATAGCTTTAAATCTTGACAAACGTTTCTTAAATCGTGAGGTTTTACCAAACTTTTCATTTGTGCATACTGGTCAGGCTTTTGTGCTGAATCAGTTGCATCTAATCCTTTACCATATATTTGATTAACAACACCATTAATTACTGCATTGTTTGTTGTGCTATCCATATAAGCCGAAATAAGGCTTTGGTAATAGTCGTTATTATCGCCTATTGAAACCCAATCTTTGTTTCGTTCTTCTGTGATTGTTGGCCTTTCGTATTGGCCTAATTGTATTAAATGTAGATTATCCATAATATATAAATTGATTGTCTCCTGTGCTTTGTTCTATATAAACACCGTTTGAAATTTCATAGTCTGAAAGTGTTTGGTCTGAACAATACATTTTGTCTTTAAAAATTATTGCG